CGAGTGGGAACCCTTCTTGGGGAGGCGCTCAAGTTTGGATCAGCCTCGACGGCTCGAACTACCGGATGGCCGATATCGTGTACGGAGCGGCGAGGTCGGGCACCGTTGCAACTGCCGCTACCGGCTCGTCGACGTCGTTTGCGGTGCACAACCTGACCGGGCAGCTGCTTAGCGGTAGTGCGACCGATGCCGAAAACCTGGCCACCCTTTGCTACATCGGGGGTGCGTCGCCGGAATACTTCGCGTACCAGTCAGCCTCGCTGACAGGGCCCGGAGCCTACACCCTGGCGGGGCTGGAGCGGCAGGCGTACGGCACGCCGGCGGGAGCGCATGCCGTCGGCGACGTGTTCGTTCGCGTCGACGACTCCGTTGCCCAGTACGAAGATCTCGACGTGTCCATGATCGGCATGGTGATCTACGTCAAGGTGTGCAGCTTCAACATTTATGGCCAGGCTCAACAGGGGCTGGCCGACGTGTCGGCGACCACGTACACGGTTACGGGCAACATGGCGCAATATCTCCTGGGCATAGGCGGGAAGGGCATTACGGTGGACGCCACCGCCTTGGCGGTCAACGTCAGCGGCACCCCGAGTCCGGCCAGCATCACCCTGACTGCGCATCACAAGGGCCTCCTGCAGGGCAGCGTCGTCTGGACTATTGTTGGCGGTTCCATCGCGGCGGGCGGCGCGACCAGTCCCACGCCGGACACCTGCGTCGTCGATACGAGCGCAATCCTGTCCTATCCACTCACTGTGCGCGCCAGCATCACGGACGCTGTGGCGACGTATCTTGATGACACGACGATCGTGAGCGTGGTCGACGGCGACAGCGCCTTCCTGCTGATCGGCGACGCGAACATGCGCGTGGCCGGAAACACGGCGTCGAAGGTGGCGACCTCGTCGGCCTGGGACTCGCAAGCCTACAGCGCCGATGCGTACATCGGCGGCGCTGCCATGTCGATGACACCGCTGCTGGTCTGCAACGTCTTCGCAGGCCTCAACGCGGATCCTCTAGCTGACGCCGACTTCCCGTCGATCGACTATGGGATCTACGCCGAGAACACAGGAAAGGTCTTCCTGTTCACGTCGGGAACCAATCTCGGTCAGTTCGGAACGTGGGGGGTCGGGGACATCCTCGGTGTCGCCTACGACAACGCCAGCGTGAAATTCACGAAGAACGGTTCGCCGCTCCACACGGTTGTCGCGGCGGCGGGCCTGAAGCTGTATCTGGACTCGACGTTCCACGACGCCGGCGCCGCGGCCCGCTTCACCTTCGTGCCGGCCGGTGCAGTGGGCGGGGCCGGTGCCGACGCTCCTCTCCTGACGCTGTCCCTGACTCAACAAACATTCACCTATGACGGGAGCGACGCTGCGACCCCCAGCTCGCAAACGATAACGGCGTCCGCGATCTTGCAGAACGTGACAGGCGTGGCAGCTTTCACCTGCACGCTCTATGACGCCGCGGGTAGCAGCCTGGGAACTGTCGCGATGGGTGGATCCGGCAACACGCGTACGCTCACGAACGCGCAGTTTGCGGCTGCCCAGTGGGCGGTCATCGTGGCCTCTCTCGGCGGCTTGAGCGACACGGAAACGATTGTTCGCCTTCGCGATGGCCAGAACAGCATCGTCGCCGACCTGACGAATCAGGCGCAGACCCTGCCTGCGGACGTCCTGGGCCACGTGAGCGACTACACGGGCGCTTCGACGCAGATGACCGTCTACCGTGGCTTGGTGGACGATTCGGCGAATTGGACCTTCAGCCGATCAAACTCGTCGGGAGTGACCAGCAGTCTTTCGGGCAACACCTTGACGGTGACGGCACTGGCAGACATCAATGACACGGGGTACGTCGACATCACGGCCGCTCGCACGGGGTTCGTGAGCATCACGAAGCGGTTCACGCTGTCGAAGTCCAAGGGCGCGCTGGTGTCGTCGGGGCTCGCATCGCTGGGCAACTTCGCAGTGAGCGGCTACACGGTGCTGCAGACGCACGCCTGCACCGTGCAGTTCAAGTTCTCCAGCACGGGCTTCATCGCGAAGCGGGAGGGGCAGGCTGAGACGAGCTCGCTGACCGAGAGCTCGACGAAGTGGAGCCAGAGCACGCCGCCATCGGTGGGATACAAGATTCAAGTGGGGCCGGCGGTCGGTGGTTCGCCTCACAACACCACCGGAAGCGGCACGCTGTCGGGGCTCGGGTCGATGCTGACGTTGGACTCGACACATTCCGTGACGGTGGGGCTGGTCATCACCAACGGGATTTGCGACGCGTACGTGCCGTACACCATATACGACAGCACGGGAACGACGCAGCTCGCGAGCGGCAATATCAGCCTCGAGGCTGAGTCGACAAACTAACCAACCAAGGAAAGGACAGACATGGACGAAGTGCAGACGCCTGCACCGCCTCAGGACGCGCCGGAAGATGGCTCCAGCGCACCGGTCACTCGAGCGGAGCTCGCCGCGATTCACCAACGCCTCGATAAGGGAAGCGACCGTATGACTCGCATCGAGGGCAACCTCGCGGCTAACACCGAAATCACGCGCGAGATTCGGGACATCGTCCTGATGGGGCGCACGTTCTTTCGTGGGCTGCGCGGCGCGGGCAGGGCGCTCACGTGGGTCTGGGGCTGGCTCTATCCCACGCTGCGCGCCGGCGTCGTCGTCGCAACGGCGGTCTCGGCGATCGGTGCGGCGATCTACTCGATCACGCACGGCGGGCAACCGCCTCAAGCTCCGAAGTGAGCCGCGCATGAGTCGAATGCTCCCAACCCTGCTGTACTGGGACGGGCACCGAGGCGCGGCCCGCTATGACGGCGTCCATATCGAGCTGCGGCATAACCCGTTCAAGCACTACCTCGAATTCGACTACTCGCCCGGCGTCTGCACGCATGTGAGGGAGGCCGGAGGCGAGCGGCGGGACATGCGACCCGACGAGGAGACGTTCGCCCGGCTCCTGCTGGAACGTTTGGCGCGAGACACCCGAAGACGGATCGAACCTGAACCACCCTGCAAACCCGCCGCCGGCGGGTTTCTTTTTTGTCTGCACTGCGGCGGGCATGACTTCGCCCAGGAATGAAGCCAGGCGCTGCCCCGACTACACCGCCTTCCTCGAGGGGCAGCTCGCCGAGGAGTGCGACGCGCGCCGGAACGCGGGCTACGAACGGTTGTGGTTCGAAATGAACCGCGACTCACTTGAGCTGCTGCGGCAGCGCGTCATCGAACAGTCGCGCGCGGCGCTCGCTCTTCTCAAACCATCGGAACGACCATGAATTTCGACCAGGCTTTCGAGATCCTCGTTGACCCGCAGCACGAGGGCGGCTACGTCAATGACCCGCGCGACCCAGGCGGCGAGACGAAGTACGGCATCAGCAAGCGCTCCTATCCCATGGAGAACATCGCCGGCATGACGCTCGAGCGCGCCAAGGCCATCTACGCCCGCGATTTTTGGGGCCCGGCCGGCTGCGACTCGGTGCCCGACCTGCTCAAGTACGAGCTCTTCGACTTCGCGGTGAACACCAGCGCCCCGGGGCATCCGGTCACCGCCATCAAGGTGCTGCAGCTCGCGGCCGGCAGTGACGTCGACGGTGTGCTCGGGCCGAACACGCTGTTGCGGGTACAGGGGGCGGAGCCCGGGCGGCTCTTTCGTCGATTCATTGGCTACGCCATCCAGTACTACACCCACATCCCGCCGGAGCGCCGCGACCGCTACCTCGCGGGCTGGATGAACCGCGTCGCGGACAACCTGCTGAGGGCGTGACCATGGAACTCAAAGACATCGGCCGGGCGATCGCCGCGATCGGGTTGCCGCTCCTCGGTGCCGCGCTGCCCGTCCCGGGCGGCATGGTGATCGGTACAGCCCTGGCGCAGGCCATCAATTCGCCGAGCGCCAAGCCCGAGGACATCCTCACGACGCTGACGAGCAACGTCGAAGCGTTGCAGAAGGCGCGCGAGTTCGAGGCGACGAATCACGCCAGCCTCGTCAAGATCGCGGTCGACTACGAACTCGCGCAGCGCTCGGCCGACAGCGCGGACCTGGCCGCGGTGAACGCGACGATGCAGGCCGAGGCCGTGGCGTCCGTGCGCGAGAACTGGTGGCAGACCGGTTGGCGGCCGTTCAACGGCTACGTGCTCGGCGTGGCGTCGCTCGTCGCGGTCGTCTTCACCTGCTACCTGTTCTACCTGGCGATCGTCCAGAAGGACGCCGCGGCGCTGAACATCGTTCCGCAGTTGGCCAGCGCGATCGCGATGATCCTGGCCGTTCCCGGAGCAGCCGTCGGCATCAGCGCCTGGACGCGCGGCAAGGCGCAGGTAGCGCAGATCATGAAGGACGTCGCCTGACGGCCTGAGGTTTCGGGCGCCCGCTTTTCATCCAGGCTTGGCGCCCGGCCCCGGCCTCGGCCGGGTTTTTCATGCCCGCGGCTTGAGCGGCGGCACGTCGAGCATCGGTTGCCAGGCGATGTCGTCGACGCCGGGTTCGCGCGAGAAGTAGGCGCAGCCCTGCTCCGGCCGGCCGGTGACGGGCGTGTGCTTCGGCCGAGCGCACAGGCCGTTGACGCCGCCCGGCGCGACGCCGCCCCACCAGGTGCAGTACCAGCACGGGCCGATTGGGGCGCTGGCGTCGAGGGCGCCAGGGATATCGAAGTAGCCGGACATGCTTCTATATTGACAAGGCACCGGCTCACCTGGTGCTCCACCTTGACGAAACTTTTGGGGCCATGGATGGGGCCATCCGGACTAATAGATATCCAGAGAAGCCGATGAATACTAGTCGCGCGGCCGATTGATATATTGTGATCGACCACATGTGAAGTAGTCCGGCCGGGTTCTTCCCGGTCTGATTCATGGCCCCGCTACCTGTGAAGGTGCGGGGCTTTTTGTTTGTTTTCGTCCGATCATTCCGGTTCTGATCCGAACGAAACGGGGCCATATGCGGGGCCATGGTAGATTCATGGCCCCATTCGAGAGCCCCATGCGCCACGTCAATTACTCGCTGAAGCCGGCCACTATCGATACCGCGAAGCCGCGCGACAAACCGTACTCGCTGACCGACGGCGGCGGGTTGTTCGTCGAGGTGCTGGTTTCCGGGGCGAAGGTCTGGCGCTACAAATACCACCTCGCCGGCAAGCGCGAGAAGGTGACGATCGGAACCTATCCGGCCGTCGGCATCAAGGCCGCACGGGACCGGCACGAGGAACTCCGCGAGCTGCTCGAGCGCGGCGAGAGCCCGGCGCGCGCGAAGCAGACGAAAGTCGTCGAGCTGGAGCGCGCCGCCGCCGCGGCCATTACGTTCCAGGCCTTCGCGGCGCAGTGGATCGACGAGACGCTGTTCTACCGCTCGGCCACCTACCGGGCCCAGATCACGCGCTGGCTTGATGCGCACGTCTACCCGCGAATCGGCGACAAGGCGCTCGGCGACGTCGAGCCGGCTGACGTCCTGGCCATCATCCAGCCGCTCGTGGCCACGCCGACGACCGCGGATCGAGTGCGAGTGATCGTCCAGCAGGTCTACAACTTCGCGATCCGCAAGCTGCTGGTCAAGACCAACCCGGCAACGCCCCTGCGCGGGGCTGTGGTCGTCCCGCCGAAGACGCACCACAAGCACCTGGTCGGCAAGCAGATCGGGGCGTTCTGGCGTTGTCTGGGGCAGCAAGGGGCTCACGCGACAACCATCGCGGCCGCGCGATTGCTACTGCTGACGATGTCGCGTAAGAACGAGCTCCTGCGCTCGCGGTGGAGCGAGTTCGACCTTGACGGTCGCGTGTGGGATGTGCCCGAAGAGCGCATGAAGGCGAAGCGGCCGCACCGCGTCTACCTGTCGCGTCAGGCGCTCGCCCTGCTGATCGAGGTGCGGCTGCTCACGGGGCCGCGCGCCGACGATCTGCCGCCAGGTGACGGCTACGTGTTTCCGTCGATCTTCAGACGGTCGGTGCCCATGGGTGACGTCACCCTCAACCACCTGTTCTCGCGCTTGGACTTCGGCGTCTCCGGCTTCAGCCCTCACGGCACACGCGGCACAGCGGCGACGCTACTGCGCGAGCGCGGCGTGGGCAAGGACGTCGTTGAGCTGCTGCTCGCCCACGCCGAGAAGGACGCGGTCGCGGCGTCGTACTCGCACCACGAGCTTGCCGACGACCGCGCCGCGGCGCTTCAGCTGCTCGCCGACGAGGTCGACAAGCTGGCCGCCGGCGCCGAGGTGATCCCGCTGCGGGTCGCGTAGGGTGCGTGCAGGCGTCTGCACGCGTCGAGATCACTGGCTGCGGTAAGCTGCGGTGACGGTGCGGTTGAAGTCGAGCAGAGCGTCGGTGGGGCTAACGGAGCAGCCGAGCGGGTTGCCGCACCAGATCTTCGCCTCGATGCGGTACGAGCCGTTTGCCAGCACCTTCTTGACCACCTGTGCAGCGAGCACCGGCGAGTAATCCACGACTGCGTACGTCTCGATATAGCCGTCCGTGATGTTCTGGATCTTCATGCCGGAGTTGGCCAACACCCAGTCGCGGGCGGCGGCCCACTTCACTTCGCATTCCTTGGCTTGCGTGCAAGTCGGAATGGTGGCCTGGATCTCAGCGCGTTTGGCCTCGATGTTGGGATCTGTGGCGCAGGCGGACACCATGAGCGCCGCGAGCGCGGCAGCGGTCTTCTTCATGTTCTCTCTCCTCTGTTCGCCCGCTGTGGGCGGCGCGATTATCGCGCTGAGACGTCCGACGCTTCAGATGCAAGAAGGCCCGCGGTTGCGGGCCCTTGTCACGATCCTGCTGCACCGAGCTGCAGCACTTGCTCCACCGGCCAAACCGTGGTCTTGAGGCCGAGCTTTCGGCCCGGCGGCGCGCGGCCATCCTTGACCCACTGCCACCAGGTCGACCTGGTGATGGGAAGCAGGCCAGGTTGGCCAGTCTTGGAGTTCCGGCAGATGTCCGAGACGCGCACGAGTGCGCCGGCCGGATAGGCCTTCGTCGCTTCCATGTCAGCCTCGCGCCGTGGCGCGCTCCCAGATCTCTTCCAGCTTTTCGACCTGGTTCGCGGTCAGCTCGCGGCCCCCGTCGAGCTGCCGCTTGATGCTGTCCACGAAGTTGATCGACCAGTCGTCGAGGCGCGACTCGCGGGCCTCGCAGTCGTTGATCATGAGGATGTGCTCGTCGTTCATGTTGCTCCCCCCGTTGCAGCTTCGGCGGCCAAGCATCGGCGCGAGATCGCCGGCGCCTCGCGCCACTTGATTTCGGCGGCGCCGGCGGCGATGGCGGCCGCGCGCTTGGACAGCGCGATGTCGTAGTGCGCCCATTTGCCGTTCGGTGGCCCCTGATACCAGCGCCGCGCGACGCCGATCTTGTTTGCCATCGCGTGCAGCTCGGACAGCGTATCGGCGACCATGTGGCACATGATCAACCGCCCGAACGCGGCCCGCATGTCGTCGACGTAGACGGTCATCGAGCTTGCTCCTTGAGCTTGTAGAACAGCGTCGGATGCATGACCAGCGTCCCGTCGGCGAGTTGGAGGCATGCCGGCCTTCGCGCTTCGTGGCGACGGACCCGCCAGCGATTGCGTCGTTTCCACGGCGGGCCGACCCGTTCTAGACGGTGCTCGACATGCAGTGTCACGGCGAACGGCGACGAGACGATGTTGATTCCGAAGAGCGCGCTCATCGGGCCGTCCCCGAAGTGGTCGACAGGGCAGCGAGACGGCGCTCCATGTCGTCGCCGCAGGCATCAGCCCAGCCGGTGCCATGTGAGAGGTAGAAGCCCAGCATGTAGTGCAGCACCGCCGCCTGCTCAGCCTCGGCCTTATGCGCGATCTCGAAGCCGACCGCCCGCAGATCGTTGGCGAGCCTGATGCACGCGAAGTTCGGGCGACCGAGGATCGTCCGCAGGTCATCGTCCAGCGGCGGAAGGGTCAGCACGGGGTGCACGTCGGTGCCCGGCGCTGTCGAGGTCTGGGCGGCCGGGCCCGCCGCGTCGATCGCCTTGAGTAGCGAACTGCGGTACTGGCCCATCGACTGGAACGTGCAGGCATGTGCATTGTCCGCGATCAGCCGGCGCAGCTCGTTCGTCGCGTGATCACGTCCCGGAGCTGCGGGGAGGGGTGCGGCCGCCGTGTTGCGGCCTTCGCTGTCGATCGGCATCACGCTGCCCTCCGTTCGCATTCGTTGTTCATGTGCGCCACCTGAGCCTCAGACCACTCCGCAGCCGCGATCGCGGTCGGGCGGTCGACGGCCTCGGCGAGCGCGTCCATCACGTTGACGCCGACCTTGGCCAGCGCGTAGTCGTCGCCGGCGAACTCGACGCGGCCGGTGGCGCGGTAGCGCTCGACCAGGCGCGTGACGAGCGCGAGCTGCTGCTGCATCTCTTCCTCGCCGCGCTTGAGGGCGCCGGCGACGCGCAGCCAGGTCAGCACGCCGCCGACCACCTGCCAGAGCACGTCGTCGTCGCCGCGACCGCCGGCGATCGTGTCGAGGTTGATGATGTGCGCCAGGCCGAGGTCACGGCGCTGGCCAGCGTCCAGCATGGGCCTGAGGCCGCGCGGCGGCAGGGCGGCGATCCGCCGGCGGTTGCATCTCTTCCGGGTCATCGTGCGGCCTCCTTCTGCGGCAAGGCCCACAACGCCTGCAGCTGGGCGCGGCACTGCGGGATGCCGGCGTTGCGCACGATGGCGACGTCGGGCCAGCGGCCGTCGGCCAGTTCCTCGGCGATCGCCTTCCAGGTCGCGGCCTGGTCGACGTGCTTCGGGCTGAACCAGCTGACCAGGCTGGCCATCTGCACGCCGTGGCGCCGCAGCTCACGCTCGACGGCGCGATCGAGCGAGCGCTGGAAGACCCGTTGAAGGCTGCTGATCGCGAAAGCGACCGCAAAGGAAGCGACGGACACGAACGCGAGTACCGTGATGGTGGCTCCGATGATCGAGAAGGCGTTCATTGGCCGGCCTCCTCGAACATGTCCGAGGTGTTCGGGTCGCGCTCCACGCCGGCTTCAGCCGGCTCGTCCGTCTCGATTCCGCCGGCGGAGCCGGCCTCGTCAGTCTGGCTCGAGCCCGCGGCGGCATCCCCTGGATCTGCGCCCGCGCCAGCGGGGCGGCGCCCTTGGTTCGCGCTCTTGGTCTTCCCCGTGGCCTTGCCCTTCGCCTCCTTCTGCGCCCGCGCAGCGGTGGACGGGGTAGCGAGGCAATCGCGCGGTTCGATTCCGTAGTGCTTGGCCACGGCGAACAGCGTCTCGGGTTCCTTGTCCAGGTGGTAGGCGTCGACGACACAGTCGCGGATCAACGCGCAGTCGAACAGAAAGACCGTCAGGTCGGCCGCAGCCATCGAGCCGAGGGCCTTCTGCATTTCGCCGTCGCCCTTCTTGCCCCAGAGGCTGGCCAGGAGCTCGCGAGCGCCCCAGGGCACGCCGGCGATTGCCGCGCGGGCGATGAGCTGCAGGTCGAATGCGGAGCGCTCGCTCGTTTGAATCGTTGCGCGGATGGCCTTCAGCACTTGCAGGCGCCGGGCCGACTCTCCCTTCGCCATGGACTCGCGGCGAGCGTGTTCGGCCTCGCGCTCTTTGCGCTCCTGCTCCCAGTTCGGCGACGTGCGGCCGCCACTCTTGCCGGCCTTGGCCTTCACTCCGGCGGCCTCGAGGTCGCTGACCTTTACCGCCTCGACGATTTTCCCGTCGCGCGGGTTCTGGATCGTCACGACTTGCGGCGGCACGATGCTGCCGTCCTTCTGCGCCGCCATGCGGGCTTTCAGAAGCTTGGGATCGTCAACATCCTTGATCGCGATGTAGCCGTTCTTGACGGTGCCGTCCGCGCTGATCACCTGGCGGGCCTTGTTGCCATCGACGACCACCTTGCCCTTCGCGATGAGAGCCGTCGCCTGGCGCTTCAGGTGCGCGGTCTTCTTCGCGTCCCAGCAGTCAGGATCCGTGCAGACGTCCGCACCGAAGTTGTTGTGGCTCCAGTGGGTATCCTTTTTCCCTGTCGCGACGTCGGCGTACTCGGGCGCGTTGCCCGAGCGCCGAGGACAGTCCTCGCAGGACCCGCAGCTCGGCAGCAGCGTCTGGTCCTTGATGTCGAAGATCGCCTTCTTCAGAGCGAGGGTGAACCGCTCGTTCAGCAAGTCGCGGATGCGCCGGAAGCTCTGCTTGCCGCCATCCTTCGTGTCGAGGTTCTTGCCCCGGATGTAGCCGAGGGCCTTCTGCTGCAGCTTGTCGGTGCGCAGGCGCGAGACGAGCAACGTCACCTCGGCGCCGATTTCGCCCTTGAGGCAGGCCTCGCGGATCTCCGGGCACGCGTGCAGCAGCTTGAGCCGTCCGTAGATGTAGCTGCGGCTCTTGCCGAACTCCTCGGCCAGCTTGTCCGCGTTCAAGGTCGGATCCGCATCGAGCAGCGCCTGGAAGCCTTCCGCCTCCTCGATGGGATGCACGTCCTCGCGCTGCAGGTTCTCGGAGATCTGGGCGCGCTTCACCTGCTCGTCCGTCATCGTGCGCACGATGCACGGCATCGTCGTCAGCGCAGCGATGCACGCGGCGCGCAGGCGGCGGTGTCCGAACACGAGCTCGTAGCCGTCGAACATGTCCTCGGCGCGGCTCGCCGTCGGATCGATCATCCGGCTGCGGACGACGATGGGTTGCTGCACGCCCTGGGTCGCGATGTCGGTGGCCAGTTCCTGCAGCTTGATCTCGTTGAAGCGCTTGCGCGGGTTGAACGGGCTCTCGTGCAGGTCGGACAGCGGTACTTGAATGATGCCTTCGTCGGTCATTGGAGCCTCACTTGGTGCGCCAGATGCGCGACGAGCTGGCGTCGACCGCACGGGCGGTGAACGACTTGTCCAGCGGCTTGCCGTAGATCTGCGCCGACCGGAGCAGGCTGCGCGCGACCTCGGCCTTGCAGCCGAAGCTGTCGCCCGGCTGCATGCGCTCGAACAGCTCGCGGTACTGGTCCTGCGCCCTCGGCGCGGCCGGCGGCAGCTCGATGCCGGATTCGATGACGATCTCGCTGGGGGGGGGCAGCGGTTTCCGACCGCTGGCCTTCTTCGGCGCCGCCGACGCGGCCGGTGCGGCGAGCGCCACCTCGACGCGCGCCACCTCGACGCGCGCCAGGTCGGGGCCGGCCTTGTAGACGGTCGTCTGCTCCTCGTCCTTGGTGCGGAGCAGGAGACCCGCGGCGACGGATTGTTGGAGCAGCGTGTACACGCTCGCGCGGCCGCAGCCGTACTTGTCGGCGACGTCGCGCTCCTCGAGCTCCTCGTCGCGATGGTTGACGAAGAACGCGCAGACGCGCGCGGCGATGCTGTCAGGCTTCGGAAGATAGGCCATCAAGCCTCCTGAACCGCCGGGCTGACGTACTGCCAGCCAAGCGAGTGGGTGAAGGGATTGCGAGTGCGTTCACGGCGCCAGCCGAGCGCGCAAAGCGTCGTGTGCGCGCGGGCCAGGACGTAGCGGTTCATGCACTGCGCGGGGACGCCGATCGCCTCGAGCACGGCCTGGGCCGTGAACGCCTGCTGCGGGTCGCTGGCCATCGCGCGCACGTGCACGCGGACGCCGCTCTCGACGGCCGCATTGACGGCGTCGAAGATGTGCACGACCCGCCGCCACCGCGCCATGTGCTGCGGCGGTTCGTCGCTCGTGAGGAACAGCGTGCGGCCGCCCTTGAATTCGTCCGGGTGGCGCTCGACCCATTCGTAGACGTACCAGGGTTCGATCGCGGGCGGCTTGGGGCCTGGCATGCGCTGCAGATCCTCGCGCAGCTCGCCGTCGTCCCAGACATTCGCGAGCTTGAAGTGCTGCATCAGCAGCGGCGCGTACAACGGTTTGCCGCTGCCTTGCGATCCGTGGACGATGATGCTCATGCTCCGGCCCTCAGTTCGGGCTGGAACGTGACGCGGGGCGGCATCGGAACGGACGGCAAAACCGGCTCACCGTCGGCGCCGTCGATCCAGACGTCGACGTAGTTCGCGAGCGCCTTGACCTCGAGTGCGGTGGCGGAGGGAAATTGCTCGCGGAAGGTGTACAGCAGCATCCCCGGCACGTCCAGGCGCGGCGTCAACGGGATGTCCCTGGCCAGCGAGCGCACCGTGGCACGCACGTCGAACACGCACCAGTGCAGGTTGTCGAAGTGCAACGCCCGCAGGTACTGCTCGTCGACGCCGCGCTTGCGAACCTGGTGCAGCTGCACCACGGATTGGTCGCCGAAGATGATCGCCTGGCGCTGCCAGAGAACCTCGTGGGCACGATGGCGCGTCAGGATTCGGGTGTCGGTCAACATATGCCTCACTCCTCAAGAAATCGGTGTGACGTCGGTGACGTCGAGAAGCCGCAGCACCGCGAGGCCGTGATCCAGGCGCGGCATGGCGCCGCGGGCGTGGATCCGGACGTTGGTGCCGCGGCGCAGTGACTGGGCTAGTGCCTTGGCCGCCTGGTAGTCCGTCGGCGAGCCGGTGATGGGACGGAGGACTTCGTACGGGAAGCCCTTGCCGGTGGTGACCTCGAGCTGCAGGACACCGTGCGTGCCGTCGGCGCCGACGCGCAGCTCGGCGTCGTGCAGCAGCTGGCCGACGATCTCGAGCACGCCGTCTTGCGACGGCGGCGCTTCGATCCTTCGCGGCGGCCAGGGCCGGTCGGCGGGGAGCATGCTCGGGCGCTGCATGCCGCGTTACGCCAGGTGGGCGCCGATGGCGAGAGCGGCGAACGTGATCAGCTCACCGAGCAGGATGCCGACGGCGACGTCGTGCAGACGCCTGTACGCGTGCGTCATGACCGTTCTTCCTCGGTCTTCGGGTTCGGTGACGGAACCCGTTGCAGGATCTCGTCGATCTCGTGCTCACCGGGGTTGCCGATCGGCCGAAGGCACTCGTCTTCGATTGCGTCGACGGCGATCACCGTGCCTGGGAAGAAGTAGCGGCCGACGGCGTCCATGCCGCCATCCGGCAACGCGACCTGGATGGGCGATTCGAGCATCCAGTGCGGCACGCCGGCGATCAGCAGGCAGGAGCGATCCTGGAGCTTGACGATTTGTCCGTCGAGGCGCAGTTCGCGCTTCGGCGTGTTGACGATGCGGGCCAGGTCGCCGGGGCCGCAGTGGAGGCGGCCGCTCATGACACGCGCACCAGGCTGCCGAAGTCGTCGATGACCGCCTTCGCGATCGGCACGCCCAGCGAGGGCACCGGCGAGGCCGGGCTGACGTACCAGAAGCGGCGATCGGCCATGCTGCGGAACCAGCAGACGCGGACGTCGGCCCATCCACGCTCAGTCGGGATGGCGATGGCGTTCATGGCGCTGCCTTGGCCTGGACGCGTTGGACGACCAGGCGGCCGCCGCCGACACCTCGGGCGAGCGGCCTGGTGCTGCCGTCGGATTGGGCAACCATGAGCGCGAAGCGCGCGCTCTGGGTGGCCTTGCGGTGGGTGCGCGGTGCCGGCTGCTCGATGCGCTCGCAGCGATCGATCGCGCAGCTCTGCTCGGCGGCTGCCTTGAGCATGGCCGCAGAGCCATTGGCGGCGCGGACGTCAACGTGCCGCAGCACGCCGGTTTCGCTCGGCACCGCCATGCCGTCGAAAGTCTGTTGAGTCAGGTAGCAGCGGTAGAGCTGCATCGCCGGGTTCGCCATTCGGCCTCCGCCCCCGGCAAAGCCGTTGTCATGGGGCGGGTCGAGTCTCTCCCATGTATGGGTTACAGTCAACCCATGTACGGGACAGAATTGCAGCGAACTAGAGTCTGGACTCTAAAAGTTCGCCTTCCGAGCTCGACCGTAGGTGGAGTGGGAGACCGTGATCAAGTGCAACGGCCGGGCAGGGCGCTTCAGCGGTCGCCGTTATATCGGCCGCGATACTGCCTCGCGATGGCACCCGGTGTGAACGAGTTCATGCGCGCGGAGGAACTGGTTTGACCGGCTCATTTGCTGAGCTAGCCGATTCCTACATTGCCCAGCAGAGGTAGGGAATGAACACAACACACAAAGCCAAACTAACAGTCCGGATCCATGGCGAGACTCTGTTCATCGGCGTGGCCGGGGTGGCGACCTTAGGCACCATGCGGCAAATCCGCGCCGCCACATTCAGAGCTGCCATCCAGCACGACGTCGGGCGTGCGCTCATCGACTTCAGCAATGCCGTGCTCGCCATGGCGGACGTCGACTGGGCGGCATTTTCGGCGGACAGCGCGTCTCGAAACGCGATCCGTCTATCGACGGCTCTTCTGGTTGCGGAGCCGTTCCTGGACGCGGCCTGGGATCACTGTGAACGCCTCACCGACTACGGGCGTGTCTGCCTGGCATTCAGCCATCGACCGAGCGCTTATCGGTGGGCGTCGCTTGATCTTCACTCTGGTCAACAGGCGGAAGCGGCTTCTGCGGGCGGAACGCCGCCACATAGGCCTTAGCGACCGCGACTTCCCGCATGTCGGGATTCCGAATGCTGTCTAGCTGGAGGGCGATCTCCAGAGCCTCTTCGGAAAGTCGATCCTGCTTGTCCGCGGAGCGCAGCACCGGCGCAGCACCAGGTACCAGTCCAGGAATCAGCAACTGCCAGAGCTGCAGCTTGAACGCTTTCGCGATCGCTTCCAGGTTGTCGACGACGCCTGGCGTCGTTCCTTTGCTGATCCGATCAACGGTGCTTCGGCCAACCTTCTGACCCAGGCGCGCGGTCGCGTCCTCGATTGCTTGGAAGGTCGCTAACGGCCCCTCGATCGACCTCTGGTGTTCGATGAGCGCGGTCAGGTTCTTGGCGATGATCTGGCGAGCGTTCATCTTTCTGCGGGACGTTACTTTTTTGATTTCCCGCAGTATCGGTTCGGGGTCATCCCGTAGGTGGGTTGTTGCTGACCCATGAATGGGATAGGATTTAGGCATGAGCACGATCCTCGAACCGCTTGTCGAACGTCTGCGCGCGATCCCCTCCTCGCTTTGGGAGGACATCGCACGGGATGCTGGGTGCGCGAAGTCTCTTCCCCGCAAGCTCGCCGCGCGCGATCGGACGAATCCACGGGTGCTGACGCTCGAGCCGCTGATCAACTACTTCAGCGACATCGATGCCGGCAGGCGCGCGTTGCCTTGCGCCGCTTCGATTGTCGCCTCCCATGACAGGGCGCCAACCGGCGACCGCAAACCGGACTGACCCATGGCACTGGAGCGCAAGGACATTCGAGCCAAGCTCGACCCGGACATGCATGCAGCCCTCGGCGTGCTCTGCGACGTCGACGGCGTCGATATCGGGGCTTTCATTGAGCGGGTGCTCGTAGACCGTATCCATGAACGATTTCATGCAGCCAGTGTCATCGCCGAGCGCGCGCAGCGCTTGGGAATAACCGGGATTCGCCAGGAACGGCCGGGAATGGCCGGGAGTCGCCGGGAAACGAGTCCCAGCAGTCACGCCTGACTGCGGGATACCAGACCAGTCTCGGCAGCGGCCGCAAGAGACGCGTCGAGTTCGAGAACACATGCCGGCGTGCGCGCCGCAAAGAGGAGTTGGGGACGATGAGGCCGCAAGGAGTGATACGGGTGGCATTGCGCGAAGCCGCGACGCGCCTGGCAGATGAACGTGGCGCCGCGACCTGGAGGCAGATTGCCTCGGCCGCGGTGGTGCATGTCGACGGCACCTTGAGCATCGCCGGCGAGCGCGTGCAGCGGGGCGTCGCGCCGGGTCTGGCCCGGACGACGATCAAGAACATGGTGCGCGCGCACGAGCTGGCCGAGGTCGGCCGAGACAAGCCGGCAGGGTCGCGGCACTGGATGGCGCTGTACGCGCCGGCCGAGGCCCGGTTCGGGGTGACCCCGCCAGAGGCCTCGATGGCGCCGCTGGGCGACATCGTGCGGGGCTGGACGCGTGGCGTTTGAGCCGATCGATTTCACGTCGCTTGCCGCGGCGCTTCTCGATCGCATCCGTCAGCTGGTGCCCGCGTGGTTGCCGGCGGGGCACGAGCGCAACGAACGCTGGTACATCGGCGACTTCGACGGCAGTCCGGGCGACTCTGCGAACGTCAACCTGCGCACGGGGCAGTGGTTCGACAACGCGGCTCCGGACGAGGACAAGGGCAACGACCTCGTCGGCCTCTATGCGCGCATCCGTGGCCTGAACAACCGCGAGGCCGCGCTCGAGCTGATGGCGGACAACGGCTGGAGCAGGGCCGCGCCCCCTGTGCAGACGCCTGCACCGGCCGCGAAGCCGAAAAAGACACCCCGCTGGCACCCGATCGTGCCGGTGCCCGAGCACGCGCCTCGGCCGCCGAAGTTCGAGTTTGGCTACAAGGACGAGAAGCGTGGTGGTGCGTGGGTCGCCCTCGACGCCGTGCGGAGCTGGGCCTACGAGTTCGAGGGCAAGCTGTACGGCTACGTGGCGCGTTACGAACGGATCACGAGCCAGGGCGAGATCGACAAGATCACGGTGCCGCACACCTGGTGCGAGGACCTCGAGCGCGACCGGGGCACGCAGCGCTGGCATACGAAGACCTGGGACGAGCCGCGACCGCTCTACGTGCCGGCGTCGATCCTCAGTGGCGACTTGTCGCTGCCGGTGGTGGTCGTCGAAGGAGAGAAGTGCGCCGAGGCCGGGCACCAACTGCTGGGACACGAATTCGACTTCGTGAGCTGGCCAGGCGGCTGCAAGACCTGGGCGCTGGCGGCCTGGGGCTGGATCATGGGACGCACCGTCATCCTCTGGCCCGATTGCGATGCGCAGCGAGTGCGGCTGACGAAAGCAGAGCGCGAGGCGGGCGTCGATCCGCGAACGAGGCCTCTCCTGCCCGCGAACAAACAGCCGGGCATGCAGGCGATGGCGAACATCGGGACGGTGCTGCAGGCCGAGCACGGCTGCAGCGTCTCGATCTGCAAGATCCCCGAGCCCGGTGCCATCAGCGACGGCTGGGACATCGCCGACGCCATCAGCCAGGGATGGACGGCCGACCAGGTGCGCGCATTCCTGCGCGGTGCCGTGGCGTTCGTGTCCGCCAGCGACGAAGCACGCGCCAAAGTGGCATCGGCGCCGTCCAACGCTGGCGCGAGCGATGAGGAGGCGACGGGCGGCTGGCGCGGCAAGTTGATAGCAGCGGCCAACGGCACGATCAAGCCGGTGCGCGAGAACGTCGTGCTGGCGATCGACGGGGCGCAGCTGGAGAACGGCCGGCATTTGCCCGGCATCCCCGAGGCGGCCGTGGTGGCGTTCAACGAGTTCACCAACGATGTGGTGAAGTTGCGCGACACGCCCTGGGGCTCGCCGGCCGGGCCTTGGACGGAGGTCGACGAGCTCGAGCTTGGCGACTGGCTTGCTCGCGTGCACTGGATGCCGTCCATGAGCCGGCAGACGCTCGAGGAGGCGACGAAGATGGTCGCCTGGCGCCACCGATTCCATCCTGTGCGCGAGCGGATCGAGCAGTTGCGCGGCACCTGGGACGGCACGAAGCGGTGCCGGATGTGGCTGGCCTACTGTTGCCGCGAGGACGGCGCAGGAGAGTCCGACGACCCGCTGCAGCGCTACCTGGCGCGCGTCGGGACTTGGCTGTTGATGGCCATCGTGGCACGCGTCATGACGCCCGGCTGCAAGTTCGACTACATGATGATTCTCGAGGGCGGGCAGGGCATGGGCAAGTCGACGCTCTGCCGGGTGCTGGGCCTTGACTGGTTTGCCGACACCGGCTTGGTGCTGGGCGACAAGGACAGCTACCAGAACCTGCAGGGCGTGTTGGTGTACGAGTGGGGCGAGCTGGACTCGCTCACGCGTAGCGAGGTCACGAAGGTGAAGCAATTCATCTCGTCTCAGAAGGATCGGTTCCGCGCGAGCTTTGATCGCCGGCCGAAGGACTATCCGCGCCAGGTCGTGTTCATTGGCACGACGAACGAAAGCCACTACCTGAGCGATCCGACGGGCAACCGGCGGTTCTGGCCGGTGCGCGTCACCAAGTTCATCGACCTGGACTGGCTGCGCGCCAACCTCGACCAGCTGCTGGCCGAGGCCTTGACCTACGTCGAGGCCGGCGAGCGATTCTTTCCGACGCAGGAGGAGCAGCGCCTGCTGTTCGATCCGCAGCAGCTCGAGCGCACCGTCGAGAACCCGCTCGAGTCGGCGATACGCAAGTACCTGTACGACCCTGACCAGAAGATCATCGGCACCAACGCGCGCAATGGCTCGCTGGTCAACGAGATCTCGCTGGCCGAGCTGTTGACGCATTTCGGAATCAGCGTCGACAAGCAGACGAACGTCCTCGCGAAGCAGGCTTCGGCGGCGCTCGGCCGCATGGGGTGGGAGCGTGCACGCGCGAGCGGCAAGGGCGGAGCGGCCAGACCTTGGGTCTACCGGCGGCCGCCCAACGAACTACCGTCCACCGCGCCAGCGATCGCTGGCGCGGGCGGATCTATCAACAGCTCGACGCAGAGCTACGCAACGGAAGAGGCTGATGGCTGCCCGTTCTGACCAGCGATCGCGGGGCGCCGCGGAAAAGGTCGGGGTAGGCCGGGCTGAGCCTATGTAAGCCGCCGACCGCGACCAGGCGCGCCTGGATGTCCTGCTGTCCACGTGTCCACGTGCTTTGCATTGATCGCTGGGAGATTGGCAAATGCTGATCCCCAGTATCAGGGCGGAGCTGTGTCCCGGGCGGTCGGATGTCCACCGGCAAGCGCGGCCAGGCGAGTGCGGCGAGCGTGCGGCCGCGCGCGCCCGGGAGGCCGGATGTGATTCTCACCCCGTAATGGGAACAGGTGGACTGATGGACAAGACAGGGAATGAAGCAAGGAAGAGCCGCTGGGATTGGCTGCCGTCCCAGATGCCGGGAGTGGCGCGGCTGCTGGCCGAGAAGCGGGCCGAGCTGGGCGATGCCTGGGTGAACATGTGCTGGCAGCGCGGCGTGACCGAGCGCAAGGCGGGCTGGTTCTTCGCGTCCGAGGGCGCGTTGCACGTCGGCACACTGATGGACGACCCGAACATCATCGCGGCCGCGTGCGCCAGGTTCACCGAGACGCAGGTCTTCCTGCAGCTGGCCGAGAAGGGCAGGGCCGATGGCGCGTGATCCCTACATCGAGCAGCGGTTGATCAATTGGGCGCGCTGGAAGCTCGGGCGCGGCGCGGGCGGCCTGGGCTTCGCCGGCGTCAACTGGAACGCCTTCATGGCGGAGGATCGTGATGGCACAGCACCGGTGCTGCCGGATGACGAGGATCCGTTGACGGACATGGCGGTGCAGTCGCTGGCGACGGACGTGCAGGATGCGCTGTTCGAACAGTACGGCGGCCGCGGGACGGACGAGGCGAAAGCGCAGCGCTCCATGTGCCATGTGAAGACGTTCCGCTCGCGTGTCGAGGCCGGCCTGCGCGGCGTGTCTCGGTGGTTGGCTGATCGGGAGGCGAAACTGCTGCAGGAACGTGCCCGGGTGGAGGCCGTGCAACGCTGGGCGGCGGGGGAGCCGGCGCCGGCGGATGGCCGCCCGGCGCTTGGCGGCGATTGGCTGCAAGGGCCTCGCGTCCGGAAGTAGTTTTACACCACTCCATAAGTCGGTACATTTCTGGCACGGTGGTGATCGGTGAGCCGGTCAACGCCCGACGAGACGCCCGACAGGCGATGTGCCTGTCGGGCGTTTGCCTTGGTGGCTGCCACTGGATAGCGTCCCCGCCTGCGCTGCACCGCGCTCGGTGGATGTAAGACGAGTGCAGACGTCTCCGCTCTGGCGGGCCGGTGTCAGCCACGAGGGCAAACATGGAAGTCAACGTCCGCAGCAACATCAGCGACGTGCTCGCGCGCATGGAGCGCTACAAGGCCGACGTGGTGCAGAAGGCCATCCCGCGTGCGCTCAACCGCACCACCGAGATGGGCCGCACCGCGGCCTCGCGTGAGATGCGCGCCGACGGCTACCAGTTCACGGCGGCCGAGATCAAGGACGCGATCGCGCTGGTGCGTGCGACGCAAGGCAAGCTGGTGTCCACGATGCGTGTCCGCCGCAAGACCAAGAGCCTGATGGAGTTCTCGCCGCAGCAGACGTCGGCAGGCGTCTCGGTCAAGATCCACAAGGGGCGCAAGCTCATCCGCCACGCCTTCATCGGGCAGCTGCGGAATGGTCGATACGGCGTGTACGTCGAGGACAAGGCAGCAGGCAAGACGGTGTTGCGTACCAGAGGCGGCAAGCGAGGCAAGGGCAAGCTCAAGAGCGGGTGGCATGACTACCCAGTGCGCAAGCTGTACGGCCCCTCGGTCGGTGGCGCGTACAGCACCGATCGCATCCAGCAGATCATCACGCGCGTGCTGGGCGAGACGTTCAGTGCACGCCTGGCCCACGAGATCAAGTACTTGACTCGATGAAATTTCCCGGGTCCTTTCTGGCCCGAAAGAACGCGCCGTCCATGACCCCGAAATTTCTCCAGATTTGGCGGAGGTAAGGGGGCTATACCGAGCACCCTCATGCCCACTCAGAAGGACATCGCCGCTCACCTCGACCTGAGCCAGCCCGAGGTCAGCAAGCTGCTGGCAGAGCTGGCGATCGACGCGCGGCGCACAACGTTCGAGGAGGTACGCGTCGCCTACATCCGTCGGCTGCGCGGCGCGGCGTCCGGCCACAAGACGAGCGACGGCGACGACCTGATTCGCGAGCGCGTTCAGACCGAGCGCGTCGACCGGGAGCTGAAGCAGCTGGCCCTGGCCGAGAAGCGCAACCAGCTGGTGAACGTCGAGCAGCTCGAGCTCGAGCTGTCGCACATGGTGGCTGCCTTCCGCACGGAAGTGCTCGCGCTGCCCGACCGGCTCAAGTCGGATCTCGACGCGCTGCACGGCATCGACGTCGACATCCAGGTCTTGACCGCCCACGCCCATGACGCCCTCCGACAGCTCGCTCGATACGACCCCGAGCAATTGGGCATTGCTGCGCCGGCTGGTGGCCATGCTGACTCCGCCGGAGCAGATGACGACGACGGCTTGGGCCAGGGAGCGTCGCCGGCTTAGCGCGAAGAGTTCGGCCAGGCCGGGCGCCTACAACCCCGACCTGACACCGTGGGTCGCGGGCATGCACGAGGCGCTCGACGACCACAAGACGTGGATGGTGGTCGGCTGCAAGTCGGCGCAGATCGCGTGGACGGAAGGCGTCGTCTTGAACTACGTCGGCCGGCGGATCGACATCGACCCGTGCGCCATGGTCGGGATGTTCGCGAAGGAGGGCGACGCGAAGAAGTTCGACCGCGAGAAGTTCACGCCGATGGCCGAGGTCACGCCGGCGGTGGGCGACAAGATCGGCGTCCACAAGACCCGTGCGCGCGGCGCCGGCTGGGATCACAAGCCGTTCCCGGGCGGCTTCCTCAACCTGGTCGGATCGAACAGCCCCGGCTCGGTGAAGTCGACGTCGGCGCCGGTGGTCTTCATCGAGGAGCCGGACGACGCCAACACGAACGTCAAGAACCAGGGCGACACGATCACGCTGCTGAACGAGCGGACGAAGACGTTCTACCGGCGCAAGGTAATCTTCGGCGGCACGCCCACGATCGAAGGCTTCAGCCGCGTCGAGGCCGCGTACCAGGCGAGCGACAAGCGCGAGTTCCACGTGCCTTGCCCGCACTGCGACGAGCTGCAGACGCTGAAGTGGACGCAGGTCAAGTGGATGGAGCGGCCGGAGCTGTCGCACGAGGTCTACGGCACTGTCGACGTCGAGAGCGCCCGCTACGCCTGCGCGCATTGCGGCGCGCTCTGGTCGGACACGGAGAAGCGTGGGGCGGTGCGCAAGGGCCGATGGATCGCCGGCGCGCCGTTCAACGGCGTGGCGGGCTTCCACATCAACGAGCTGTACAGCCCCTTTCCCGGCAGCGTCATGGCGCGCCTGGTTGAGAAGTACCTGACCGCGCTGAAGGCGCTGCAGCAGGGCGACGACACGAAGATGCGCTCGTTCGTGAACAACACGGAAGGGCGGGCGTACCAGTACAAGAGCAACGTGCCGGCCGCGGACACCCTACGGGAACGAGCCGAGCGCTACGACGAGCTCACGGTGCCCTGGGGCGGCGTGATCCTGACCGCCGGAGTGGACGTCCAGCACGACCGGCTGGCCGTCGTCATCCGCGCATGGGGCCGGGGCGAGGAAAGCTGGCTGGTGTGGTGGGGGGAGATCCCGGGTAGCACGCTGACGGCCTTCTGGCTGCCGGACGGCACGTTGAGCCAGGATCACTCGGGCGCCTGGTGGGATCTAGACCAGCTGCTGACCGGGACGTTCGTGCACAAGAGCGGCGCGCGGCTGCGGGTGCGCGCGGCAAGCATCGACAGCTCGGACGGTCAGACGCAAGACGCGGTCTACGGCTACGTCCGGCGTCGCATGGGCCGGGGCTTCATGGCGATCAAGGGCGAGTCGCACGACCCGAAAAAGGACATCTTCAGCCCTCCCAAGCTGAGCGTCGACACGAAGGCGAATCAGAAGCCGCACCCGACGGGCGTCAAGCCCTTCATGGTGGGTACGCAGGTCGCGAAGGACCTGATCCTCGGCGTCGAAGAGAAGGGCGGCCGGATCAAGCTGCAGGGCGACGGGCCCGGCCGCATGCACTGGTATGCCACCGTGCGGCCGGACTACTGGGATCAGCTGACGGCCGAGGTCAAGGTGCCGCACCGAAGCATCCGCGGCCGGCTTGTCTGGCAGTTGCTCTCGGGCCGGCGCAATGAGGCGCTCGACTGCGAGGTCTACGCGCTCCATGCCGCGAGGTCGCTGAAGGTGAACCTGTTCCGAGAAGAGCGGTGGGTCGCCGAGGAACAGGTGATCCACCAGCCAGGCCTCGGGTTCGAGGAGACGGCACCGCTCGCTGTGCTGCCGCCGGCTCAACGCTTGGAGGCTGACCAGTCGGACGGCGCGGCCGTCGCTTCCAGCCAGGCCGAGGCCGTGCAGACGCCTGCACGACCGATCGCAACGCCGGCACCGGCACCGGCACCCGCGGCGCGACCCGTTGGCACGCGACCCGTCGGTGGCGGGTCTCAGCTGGCGCGACTCGGGATCGGCACCAAGCCCTACAGAGCCAAGGACTACTGACATGAACATCTTCGACACGCTCGCGGCGGGCGACTCCGCGGCCTGGCCGGACGACCAGATCGAGCTGCCCGACGGGCGCCTGGTTGGCTCGTCTGCCTGGTCGCTGAAGTACTACCTACGCGGCCCGTCGACGCTGGACCTGACGGCGGCCGCGAGCGGCACGGGCTGGGCGACGACGCTCACCACCGTGCAGAGCGCTGGCCTGGCTGCCGGCCTGTATGCCTGGACCGCCATCGTGGCCGGTGGCGCGTCCGAGCGCATCACGGTCGGCACCGGCCAGTTGACGATCACGCCGGACGTGACGGCGCAGTCGGCGGGAGTCGATCCGCGCTCGACGGCGCAACGGGCGCTCGCGCAGTGCGAATCCGCGATGGCCACGTTCAACAGCACTGGCGGCAAGGTCCGCAAGTACACGATCGGCGGCCGCGAGATGGAGTTCCAGACCATCGGCGACCTGATGCGCCTGCATGCTTTCTGGGCGGCCAGGGTCATGAGCGAAGGCGCAAGCGCCGCGATCGCGCAAGGACTGGGCAATCCCCGCAACCTCTTCGTGCGCTTCCAGCACCCCCAATGATCATGGCAGCAGTCGTCCGTCCCTGGTATGCGTCGGAGCGGGTCACGGTGCCCACGGGCGTCATCGTGCCCGACCTGACCGTCAAGCGCAGCCTCGTGCTGGACAAGTGGAAGTCGGAGCGCCAGCTGGCCCGCGTCCAATCCGCGCAGCGCGATCGCCTGGTGCAGCAGCAGCGCGCGTATGACGGCGCGTCGACGAACCGCCTGACCAACGACTGGTGGGCAAGCGGAACGAGCGCCGACAGCGAGTTGCTGACCAGCCTGCGGATCTTGCGCAACCGCTCGCGTCAGCTGGTGCGCGACAACCCGTACGCGAAGCACTCGGTTCGCCTGCTCGTGAACAACGTCATCGGCAGCGGCATGGGCCTGCAGGCGCAGGTCGTCAACGGCCGCGGCAAGCTGCAGACGAAGATCAACGACAGCATCGAGCAGGCCTTCGGGGACTGGTGCGATGCGGACACCTGCCACACCGCCGGCATCCTGCCGTTCAGCTTGCTCGAGCGGGTGCTGATGGCTCAGCTCTCGGTCGCCGGCGAGGCCATCGTCCGCTTCATCCGCGAGCCGTTTGGCGGCGGCGAAATTCCGCTGGCGCTAGAAGTGATCGAAGCTGACCGCCTGATGGATCAGTGGTCCACGGCGCGCGCGCCGAACGGCAACGCGATCCGCATGGGCGTCGAGGTCAACCAGTGGGGCAGACCGGTGGCGTACTGGTTCACGCCGAACCACCCGGGGGATTACCAGTTCGCGACGTTCCAGCCGTCGAAGTTCCTGCGGGTGCCGGCGGAGGACATCATCCATCTGTACGTGGTCGAGCGCTGGCCGCAGACCCGCGGCGAGCCCTGGTTCGCCAGCTCGCTGCGAACCCTGCACGACGTGCAGGGCTACGAAGAGGCCACGATCATCAAGGCGCGCGCGAGCGCCAACATCGTCGGCTTCATCAAGGGGCCGGAACCGACGGCGGGCGACGGTGTCGCAGCGGGCCGAAGCATCCTCGAGACCGAGCCCGGCACCTGGCAGCGCTTGCTGGACGGCGAGGACGTGGCCGGCTTCAACGCCGGCGCGCCGGCGCCGGAGGCGGCTCCGTTCTTGTCGCACATGGTTCGCAAGCATGCAGTCGGCGTCGGCGTGAGCTACGAGGCCGCGAGCCGCGACTACACCGGGGCGACGTACAGCAGCATGCGCGTCGGCATGCTGGACGACCGCGACAACTACCGCGTGCTGCAGGGCTTCATGGCCCTGAAGTTCCGCCGGCGCCTCCACCGCGAGTTCATGAACGCAGCGGCGCTGGTGGGCAAGGTGAAGGTCGGGGCCGACTACTTCTCGAACAGCCTGAAGTACCAGGCGATGCGCGTGAAGGGCCGCGGCTGGAGCTGGATCGACCCGGCCAAGGAAGTCAACGCCTACAAGATGGCGGTTCGCAACGGGTTCATGACGCAAGGCGACGTCGTCAGCCAGACGAGCCCCGACAAGGACATCGAGGACGTGATGCGCGAGCGCCGCGAGGAGCTCGACATGGCCGCGGAAATGAACCTGGTCTTCGACTCGGATCCGGCGCAGGTCAACGAGAAGGGCGATGCGCAGGGTGCACCGACGGATGCAACTGCGACAGACGCTGGAGCGCCGAACACCGACGGCGAGTCGCCAAGCGAATCGGAAAGCGATAGCGGCGACGGTTCAACCCCAGAGAACAGCAGCACCTGAAAGCGAGAAGTCATGACCAAAGGCATCATCATGAATCCGGGTTGTGCCGTGAACGGCGACCCCGGCCAAGGAATCCTGACCTCTGCCCGTGGGGCCGTCGCATGCAGCGACGGTCTGGCGGACGACTTGGTCAACCGGCGACTCGCCACCTACAGCAACAATCCCCTCAGCACTCGGGTTGGCGTGTCCCCTTCGCGCAATCGCGCGATCACAGTGGGTGACTCACGGATGGGGTTCTGCTTCGGCGACAGCTACGCCGTGAACGGGCAGCGCAGCATCTACGCGCGCGGCATCTGGCCGCACCTTCAGGGCATCAGCGGGAACTACTTCCGGTTGGTGCAGGCGGCGGGCGTCACTGGCGACAAGATCGCAGACGTCTGCGCGCGGTGGAACAACAACGATCCGGGGGAGATGTTCGGCGGCGTGACGGAGGCTACCGGCAGCCAATTCGGCGTTGCGCCCTACAACGCCGACTGGCTCTTCATGATGCTGGGCATCAATGACATCACGTACGGTCAGACCCTGGCGCAGATGCAGGCCGACGCCGAGCGCCTCATTACCTTGATCGAGGCGTCGGACACGAGGGCCGTCTGGCTCACCGAAGGCGCCGTCGCGTCTGGCACTGTCGGCTATGGGCAAGCCTTTCTCAACCAGCTTCTCACGTGGAACCAATGGCTGAGAAACCGTGCGGCGCTGTCGAAGAATCTGCTCGTGGTCGATGCGTGGCCGCTCAGCTGCAACCCGTCGACCGGGCAAGCCAACGCGGGCTGGATCGTCGACAACACCGTGCACCCGGGCATCACGGCCGTCCGGACGCTCGCTGCCGCGATCTGGTCTGCGCTGCAAGCGAAATGGGGCCTGCAGGCTGTCAACTGGCTGCCCGTGAGCAATGGCGAGGTCTGGGTGTCGGGGCAGGCCACGACGATCCCGAACCGCTATCCCGACCCGCTTTCCCTCAACACCTGGGTCGCCGCAACCGGCCCGGTAGGCGTGCAGGCGGGTAGTGTTCTGCCGCCCGGCATGGCGTTCTCGGACTGCTCCAATGCGACGGTCACCAGCTCGCAGGTGGTGGATGAGGACGGCTTCGGCAACGCGGTGCAGATGGACATCACCTTCACCGGCGCTGGCTACGTTCTCCTCAACTCCCGCAACACGGGCGGCTCTTTCTCCGGTGGTGAAACGACCCGGGCCGGCGTCTCGATCAAGGCCTACGGGCTCACCGCAGGGGCCCAGGCACCGCTGGCCACGAGCCACGCGCTGCTCTCCGTCAAGCCGCAGCTCAAGGTACAGAACGCGGACGCGTCGATCTTCTTCAGCACCTTCAACGACACGACCGGCGCCGTCGATGGCCCGCAGGCGGGGGACCTCTCCGAACACATGATCACCTGGCCGATCACGCTGGGCGCTGGCTCGCCGAGTCGAGTGCAGACGCTGCTCTATGTCACGAGCACCGGTGCCGGCACCGTGCGTGTGAAGGCGAGTCGCTTCGCGCACTTCGCGAACGGCGGCCCGGTGGGCTGACAGCACCGGCGCGCAGCGCGTTCCTCAACTCCGCCGGCCTCGGACAACCGCAGGCCGGCTTTGCATTTCTGGAGGCTAGATGACCATCAAAGACCGCCCGGCTCAGCTCGGCCCTCAACGCCGTACGGCGACCTTGCGCGTACCTTCCGACGCGCTCAAGCGCGGATTGGTCGATGCGGAGACGCGCACGGTCGACCTGGTCTTCGCGAGCGAAACGCCGGTCGACATGTGGTACGGCACCGAGATCCTCAGCTGCGCGCCTGGCGCGATGCGCACCGGCACGCGCCAGCAATCGCTGCCGCTGCTTTTCAACCACCGCATGGACGACCTGCTCGGCATCGTCGAGTCGATCAGCCTCGGCACAGACCGCCTGGGCCACGCACAAGTCCGCTTCGGCAAGGACGAGCGCGGCGAGTGGGCCATGCAGCAGGCCGACGACGGCGTGCTGGTCAACGTCAGCTTCATGTACCGGGTGTACCGGTGGGAGGAGGACGTCGAGGAGGAAACCCTGACGGCCCTTGACTGGGAGCCCTACGAAATCAGCCTGGTGACGGTTCCGGCCGACCCGGCGGCAGGCGTCGGCCGCAGTGCAGACGCTTGCACGGAAAACGCGGTGCAGATCACGAAGCGATCGGCACCCATCCCCGCGTCTTCGACGCAACCCCTGCAGGCCGATCTCGGCGCTGCGCAAACCACCAACGAAGAGGAAAACGCCATGCACGTCCGCATGCTCAACCGTCGCCTGCGCGAGCAGGCGGAGCCCACCACGACCACCACGCCCGGCAACGTCGCGCCGCCGGTCGACAGCCAGCGCGCGCAGCAGCAGGGCGCCGAGGCGGAGCGCGCCCGCATTGCCGAGATCGACGCAATGTGCCGCACCTACAACATCCCGGCCGAAGTCAAGGCGGGGATGATTTCGCGCGGCGCGACGACCGAGCAGGCACGGGTCACGGCGGCTGACCTGGTGCTGCAGCGTTCGAAGGGTCAACCGTCCGCCGACTTCGGCCACACGGCCAACCCCGACCTGACCGAATCGGAGAAGGGCCGCTACAGCATGATCCGCGCGATCAACGCGGCGCTGACGGGCGACTGGTCGAAGGCCGGATTCGAGCTGGAGTGCTCGAACGAGGTGAGCAAGCGCAGCGGCCGCGCCCAGCAGAGCGAGAAGAGCTTCTTCATCCCGACCAACATCCCGTTCGGCAAGCGCACCGCGTATGCCGTGGGCACCCCCGGCACGGGCACCGCCGGCGGCACGCTGGTGGCGACCAACCTGCTCGCCTCGAGCTTCATCGAGGTGCTGCGCAACAAGGCGCGCGTGATGCAGCTGGGCGCCACGGTGCTGTCCGGCCTGGTGGGCTCCGTGGACATCCCGCGGCAGACCGGGCAGACGTCCTCGTTCTGGACGGCGGAAGGCACCAACACGACCGAGTCGGAAGGCACCTTCGACAAGGTCTCGTTGGCCATGAAGACGATCGGCACGTACAGCCAGATCTCGCGCAACATGCTGATGCAGTCCACGCCGGACATCGACATGATCGTGCGCAATGACCTGATGGCCGCACTCGGTCTGGGCATCGATCTGGCGGCGCTCTCGGGCAGCGGCAGCGGCGGCCAGCCGACAGGCATCGCGAACCAGGCGGGCATCGGCTCGGTGGTTGGCGGCACCAACGGCGCCGCCGTCACGATCGACAACATGATCGACCTCGAGACGCAGGTCACGTCGTCGAACGCGCCGGAGGATTCTCTGGCCTACCTGGTCAACGCGAAGACCGTCGGCTCGCTGAAGAAGCTGAAGTCGACCACCGGTCAGTACCTCTGGACGAACGCTCCCGGCGGCGGCCGATCCGGCACCCCGGGGGAGATCAACGGCTACCCCGTGGCGCGCAGCAACCAAGCGCGCAGCACGCTGACGAAGGGAACCTCGAGCGGCGTCTGCAGCGAGATCTTCTTCGGCGCCTGGAGCGAGGTCGTGATCGGCGAGTGGGGCGTGCTCGAGATCGTGCCGAACCCGTATGACGCCGCGGTGTTCAAGAACGGCGGCGTGCTGCTCCGGGCGCTGCAGTCCGTCGACATCGCGGTGCGTCACGGTGCGTCGTTCGCGACGATGTCGGACGCCCTGACGCCGTAAGCGTCGGCAAGGCCACCAGGCGCGCGGACCACCGCGCGCCTCAACTCTTCTCGAACACACAGGAGCCCATCACATGGCAACCAGGAACTACACCATTCGCGACGGCTTCGTCGTGATCCTCAAGCTCACCAAGGCCGACGGCAGCACCTACGAGCGTCGTAGCGAGAGCGGCGAGACCGTCTCGCTGACCGACGAGCAGGCGGCGCAGCACCTCCACAAGCTGGAGTTCGCCGACCAGGCCGACCGCGACGCCGCGATCGCCGCGGAGCAGAAGGCCGCCGTGATGAACCACGCGGCCGGCAGCCCCGTGGAGCTGGTGCAGACGCTCGTCGCCGCACTGCAGCACGCGCTGGGCGGCGCTGCGCCTGCGGAAGTCCAGCCGGCCTGAATCGGGAGCCGCCATGTTCGCTGAAGACGTCTCCGTCTATCTCGCCGACTTCGGATCGATGACCCACTGGACACCGAGCACGGGCGGCAGCCAGGTCAACGGCCTGATGTTGTTCGAGCAGCCGGCGGAGGTGGTCGAGGGCGTCATCAGCAAGCAGTACATGGTGCGCTTCCCCACGGCGGCCTGGCTCGGCTTGAAGCGCGGCGAGCAGCTCGTGATCGACGACGAGGGCGCCGGCGCCACGTACCGTCTGCGCACTGATCCGAAGACCGAGGACGACGCAGTCTTCAGCGTCGTCGAGCTGACGAAGGTCTGACCGATGGCCACGATTCTTCGCCAGATCACGGACCGCGTCGCGGTCGTCGTGCGGGCCAACCTGCCGGCCGGCGCCACCTTCTGGCAAGACCGGGTCGACCCGGTCAGCCGGGGGGAGGCGCCGGGCGTCACGCTGGTGTGGCGCGAAGGCCCTGTCGAACCCTTCAGCGACGACGACGACCTGCACGTGCTCGAGCTCGACCTGCAGCTGCACGTGCGCGCAGAGCCGTTCACGCCCGCAGCCGAAGACCTGCACGAGGCGTTCCACAAGCCGCTGGTGACCGACCAGACCCTCAAGGGGCTCGCGGAGGGAATCCGGCTGGTGGAACAGATCCCGCAGCTGGCCGAAGCCGACGAGACCGCCGGGCTCAAGACCGCGCGCTACCGCTTCAAGTACCTCATCCCCCAAGACTCTCTCTGACAAGGAAACACCATGGGCACCAAACAGAAATTCGGCGTGGGCGTGATGATCGCGACCACGCAAACCGACGCGCTGGGCAACGCCCTGGCGGTGCCGGTCTCGTACCGGCTCGGCATCCTGCAAGACGTCAGCACGGACTTCAGCTTCGACAAGAAGCAGCTGTACGGCAGTGGTCAGCTCCCCGTGGACACGGGGCGCGGCAAGGCGAACCTCTCGTTCAGCGCGAAGACGGCGGACATCAAGGCGGCCGCGCTGGCAGCACTGCACTTCGGCGTCACGCCGTCGACGGGTTTCAAGGGGCCGGTCATCGACGAGCCGCATCCGATCCCGGCGTCGCCGTTCCAGATCACGGTGGCGCCCCCCAGCAGCGGCACCTTCGTCGACGACCTCGGCGTCACCGACACGAGCGGCAACCCGTACACGCCGGTCGCCACGGGGGCAACGCCGACCGCCGGCCAGTACAAGGTCAGCGCGACCGGCCAGTACACATTCGCCGCCGCCGACACGGGGAAGGCCATCCTCATCAGCTACGAGTACAGCAGCACCACGGCCGCGGGCATCGTTGTGCCACTGAATAACCAGCTGATGGGCTACTCGCCGAGCTTCTCGGTGATCCTATACAACGACAGCAAGGGCAACAAGCTGTCGCTGAAGCTCAACGCGTGCACCTCCGACAAGCTGTCCGTGCCGTTCAAGAACGACGACTTCGCGATCGCCGACTTCGGCTTCACCGCGAACGACGACGGCACGGGCACTGCCGGCTACTGGAGCCAGCTGTGAGCCTGACGCCGGCAGCGCAGCTGCTTCCCGGGATCGAGTTCGACTTCGGCGCTGGCCGGGCGCTCACGATCCCGCCGCTCGCCTTCGGCGCGCTCGAGCGCATGCGGGAGCGGCTCAATGCCATTCCCACGCTGCAGGCGACCGACCCCGAGGCGCAGACGGCGATCGTCGACGCGGTGCACGCTGCGCTCAAGCGCAACTACCCCGATCTGACGCGCGACGAGGTGGGCGACCTGCTCGACGTGGGGAACATGTTCGACGTCTACACCTGCGTGATGGACGTCGGGGGCATGAAGCGTCGCCAGGTCGGGGCCGAGCGTGAGGCCGCCCGGGGAAACGCGCCGGCGGAGAGCCCTTCAACTGGCGCCGGCTCTTCGCCCGCATAAGCGCCAACACCGGCTGGACGTGGGAGCACATCCGCGCCCACTGCGACTTCCCGACGCTCGAGGCGCTCGAGTACGAGTGGCGCCTCAATCCACCGGTGCACTGGCTCGTCGCCGCCTACCTCGGGCATGAGCCGCCGGACGACGACCAGGCCGACGAGGCCGGCGCCGCTGCTGATGCGAGTGTCACCACGATGGCCTCCTTCGGCGGCGTCGCGCCGCAATTGCAGGCGTCTGCACAAACCCGCGCCGAGGTGGCCAACGCCTCGTCGCCGCTCGAGGCGTTGGCAGCCATCGAGCGCATGCATTTCGGAGAGGTGAAAGATGTCCGGGAAATCTGACGGCAGCTCGTACGACACCGACGTTACCGCCGACCCCTCGAAGTTCGTCGCCGGGATGAACGCTGCGAAGACGGCGGCCGCGACGGCGTCGGAGCAGATCAACGCGCAGTTCAAGAAGATCGGCGACACGGTCACCCAGCTGAACAAGTATCTGCTGGGCTTCACGGCGGTGCTGGCCGGTGGCGGCGCGCTCAAGAAGTTCATCAGCGACGCGAACGAATGGAACGGCACGGCCGGCCTGATGGCGGCTCGGCTTGGCGTCAGCACCGAGAAGGCCAGCGTGCTCGAGACGGCATTGACGCGGCTTGGCATCGAGAGCGACGTCTACATGACGGCCGCCGAGAAGCTCAGCAAGCAGGTGCATACGAACTCGGCGGCGTTCGACACGCTCGGCGTCTCGGTGAAGGACGCCTCAGGCCAGTACCGGCCGGTGACGGACCTCATGGGGGAGGTGAACCAGAAGCTGCTGGATATCAAGAACCCGATCGAGCAGAACATTGCCGGCCAGCAGGTCTATGGCAAGGGCTGGAGCGAAGTCCGCGGCATCTTGAAGCTGACCGCGGCGCAGATGAAGGACAGCGAGGCCCGGGCGCGCGAACTGGGGCTCATCGTCGGGCCCGAGGGCGTCGCGATGAGCAAGCAGTACAGCGCCCAGATGCGTGACCTGAACCTCGTTGGCAAGAGCCTCGAGCTGCAATTCGGCCAGCAGCTGTTGCCGGTGTTCACCACCGTCGGCGAGTTCATGGGCACGGAGGCACCGGCCCTCGGGCAAGTCTTCGGCACCGTGCTGAAGGGCATCGCGTTCGCCGCTGGCGCTGTCTGGCTAACGCTGAAGGACATGGGCGATTCGATCGGTGCCCTGGCCGCGCAGGCGATGGCGTTGGCCAGCGGCGACCTGGCAGCGTTCAAGGCGATCGGCAAGGAGCGAGACGCGCAGCTCGCCGCCAACGAGGCGAAATTCGAGAAGATGAAGGCAATGTTCGCCAGCGGCGGCGCGGCTGCGAAGCTGCCTGCCGATCCGAACGTCTCGCGCGGCCCAACGTACGATTTCGCGAAGGAAGGGTCGACCAAGGACACGTCACGGACGGGGCAGTGGGAAGCCGACCTCGAGGCGCGCAAGGCATCGCTCGCGAAGCAGGGCCTGGCTGAAGATCAATACCGCGAGATGAGCAAGTCCGCGGAGCTGGCGTACTGGAACGAGATCAAAGGACGTGGCGACCTGACCCAGGCGGAGCGCCTGGCGGTCTCCCGCAAGGTCAGCGAGACCGAACTCTCCCTGGCCAAGCAGACCCTCGACGGCAAGGTCGCGGCGCTCGAGACCGAGGCGGCCGCGTACAAGAACAACACCGACGAGCGCCTGCGCATCGAGACTGAAATCCAGTCGCGCTACCAGGAGGGCACCGCGCAGTACGAGGCCTCGGAAAAGCGAATCACCGAGATCAAGCGCCAAGCGGCCGAGCAGCGCAAGCAGATCGACGAGCTGGCCCAGCAGGCGGCCCGCGACCACCAGGTGGCGGCCATCGCGATGGAGGAGCAGCAAGCGCAGGCCCAGGCGCAGATGGGCATCATCACGCACGAGCAGCTGCTCGCGCAGGAGGCCCAGTATGAAGACCGGCGCTACGAGCTGGCCAAGGACGCGCTCACGAAGCGACTGCAGCTGGCGGAACGCGACCCAGACCGAAACCCTGCCGAACTCGCCCGGATCCACAACGAGCTCGAGGCGCTGGACGACGCGCACAACCAGCGCATGACCGGCCTGCAGCTGCAGGCGGCCGCCGACTTCCGGCGACCGTGGCTGGACGCGTTCCAGAGCATCCAGTCCGGCATCACGAACGGACTCGTGAACGCGATGCAAGGGTTGATGAATCACACGATGACGCTGCGGCAGGCCATGGCGAGCGTTTGGAAGAGCATCACGTCCGCGGTGATCGGAGAGATCATCAAGATGACGGCGGCGAAGATCGCGGCTTGGGCGGTCGACAAGGCGTTGGCGATCGCTGGCATCGGAACCGACGCAGCGAAGGCCGGCGCCGGCGCGGCCTCGTCGGTGGCGAACATCCCATATGTCGGCCCGATCCTCGCCGTCGCGGCGATGGCCACGGTCTTTGCGGCCGTCTCGGGCCTGTCGTCGAAGGTGCCGAGCGCCAGCGCGGCCGGTGGCTACGACATCCCGGCCTTTGCCAACCCGGTCGTGCAGACGCATGCACGGGAAATGATCCTGCCGGCGAAGCATGCCGACGTCATTCGCGACATGGCCGACAACGGCGGTGGCGATGGCGGGGGTGGAGGCGATCTGCACCTGCACGGCGCGCCGCTGCGTGGCGGCTTCTGGATCCTCCATCAGGACGACATGATCGACTCGTACAAGCGGGCGCAGCGGAGCGGGAAGATATGAGCAATCTGGTTTATCCGACGCTGCCGGGCCTGACGCTTGAGGTGCAGCGGGACGTGATCGCGCCACCGGTCACCATCAAGACGACGCCGAGCCGCCGAGAATTTCGGGCTCGAGACGCGACGCGGCCGCTGTACTACTACGCCATGAAGTACGAGTTTTTGCGCAGCGTGGTGCCGTTCAACGAGTTGCAGGCGCTCGTGGGGTTCTACAACCAGGTGGGCGGTTCGTTCGACTCGTTTCTGTACACCGATGCAGATGACTGCACGGCGACGAACGAGGGCTTCGGCGTAGGCGACGGCGCGACCACGGTGTGGCAACTGCTGCGCGGGTTCGGCGGGTTTGCTGAAGGAGTCGATGCGACCAGGAGCGGCGTGGCGGTCACCATGGCCGGCGTCAATCTGAACCTCCTGCAGCAGGCGAATGCGTTCGGCACTGCGCCATGGGCCGGCCTGGCCGTCGTCACCGCCAACACTGACGCGAATCCTGTCGACGGGGCGGTGGATGCTGACACTGTCACCGACAACAGCGCGTCGTCGGCCCTCGCGCGAACGCAGCGCGTCTCGCTCGCGGACGCACCCGAGCTGGCGACCGATCAGTCGACGTACACCGCCAGCATCTACGTCAAGAAGACAAGCGGCGGCACGTCAAAGACGGTACGTCTGCTCCTGCAGTTCGACACCGGGGGCACGACCGCCGCATACGACATGCGCGTGAACACTGATACGGGCGCGGTGCTGTCGTCGACGGCTGGCACAAGCGCGCTCGTAGGAGACGGCGGCACGTTCTGGCGCCTGTCCCTGAGCGGCGCCAACAACGGCTCCGGCAATACGTCTGCGGCGTTCATCGTCTACCCGTCGCACTGCGCGTACGGCAGCAGCGTGGGCGACGTCACCCAGCAAGGTAGTGCTGTGTTGTGGGGCGCCAAGCTCGAGGCGGGCTCCAGCCTGACCGGGGCGACCTCCACGTTCTACGTCGTGTCGCCCACCAGCGGCACGGTGACGATCACGCCGGCCCCGCCGGTGGGCGCGGGATTGAGCTGGTCGGGCCGGTTCTATCGCAGGTGCCGTTTCGCGGGCGCGAAGTTGTCGACTGCGAAGTTCATGCAGCGGCTGTATGCCGCGGGCAAGGTTGAAATTCAAAGCGTACTGGACGAGTGATGAGAACGGCTCTTTGGGAACGGTCGCCGGGGGCACTTGCCGCGCTGCTCAATTCACGCGTGCCGCTGAACAAGCCCGACGTATACACGTTGACGCTGGTCGACGGAACGGTCTTCCGGTGGAGTGGCTCGGACGTTGCCATCACGGGCAACGGCCACACCTGGGCGCTCGGCCCCGGTCTCAAGCGCTCTCGGCTGCGTCAGGTCATAGGCGTGTCGGTGGACGACCTCCACGTCACCATCACCGACAACATCGGAACGCTGATCAACGGCCAGAAGCTCATGGCGTTCATCCGCGCCGGGGGCATGGTCGGTGCCCGACTGCAGGTCGACCGGGTCTTCTGGGGTGTTGGAGATTCGGCGCCCGTGGGGGCATTGCTGTGGTTTGCCGGGAACGTTTCGGTGCCCGGGGGGGATCGCTACTCTGCTGACCTGGTCGTCCAGTCGGACCTCATCCGCCTGAACGTCCAGGTGCCCTCCGAGGTCTACCAGATGTCGTGTCGCAACACGGTGTACGACTCGGCGTGCACGTTGGCTCGCGCGACCTACCAGGTCAACGGCACTGCGACGTCCGCGACAGACGGCGGGCGGGTCACGTTCACCTCCGCCCTGGCGCAGGCTTCGGGCTACTTCGACATGGGCACGATCCAGATGACCAGCGGAGCGAACGCCGGCCTCTGGCGCACCGTCAAGACCTACGCAGGCGGTGTCTTCACCGTGCTGAGCCCGTGGGGCTTTCCGGTCGCCATCGGCGACACGTTCCAGGTCGTCCCCGGTTGCGATGGCTCGCAGGCTACGTGCACGAGCAAGTTCGCGAACGTCATCCACTTCCGCGGGCATCCTTACATCCCCGTGCCGGAGACCGCACTTTGATGATCGAGCAAGAGCAGCGCGAGGCAGTCGTGCGCGAGGCGATGGGGTGGCTCGGCACGCCGTACCACCATCACGGCGAGGTTCGAGGCGCGGGCGTTGACTGCGCGCACCTGCTGATCGCCGCCTACGTGGGCGCCGGCGTGGTGCCGCCCGTTGAGCCGGGCTTCTATCCGCAGGATTGGCATTTACACCGTAGTGAGGAGCTGTTCGTCGGATGGCTGTCGAAGACGGGCGCGCGGCGCGTGCAGACGCCTGCACTGGGGGACGTGATGGTGTTCCGGTTCGGCCGCTGCTTCAGTCACGGCGGCATTTGGGCGGGCGATTGCATCGTGCACAGCTATCTCGGGTTGGGCGTGTGCGGGCATCGGTTGACCGAGGCACCGCTGCACGGGCGTGAATTCCAGGTTTGGTCGATGTGGGGCGAAGCATGAGCGGGCAGACCATCAGCACCAGCGAGACGAGGATCGAAGCCTTCAATCTGCAGTCGTCCTGCTATGGCGGCGTGATTCCGATGTGCTGGGGGGTGTGCCAGGTGTCGGGCAACGTGATCTGGTACGGCGGATTCAAGGCGATCGCCGCGACCACGAGCCAGGGCGGCAAGGGTGGCGTCAAGCAGCAGAACACGACCTACACCTACCAGGCGGACGTCTTGATGGGGATCGCGAACACGCGCGTCTCCAGCATCACGAGGATCTGGAAGGGAAAGAGCCTCTACAGCGGGGGCATCACGCCCTCGCAGCTCGTCACGGTTTCGCAGGCGTGGACGACGCCGAGCTCGGGCGCGATGACGCTGACCGTGACGCACGCATCGGCGTTCGCGAGCTGGGGTGGCATCACTCGCCAGTACACGATGCCGGACGGCACCTTGGAGACGATTCCGCTGCAGCTGGGGACGGACTACACGCAGGTCGCCGGCACCGTGACGGTCGTCAACGCGGCCCTGCATGGCGTCTCGCTGCAGGTCACGTACCAGTACACAAGTTCCACCCCGGTCACAACGGCGCTGGATGACCTCGGCCTGACGCTCGTCCCAGGTGACATTGGGCAAGCTGCGTGGTCAGGGCTGGCCAGCTACGGCACGCAGAGCCTCGGCTACAGCGGCATGGCGCTTGTCGCGGGGCAGGCCTATCCGCTCGGCACGGATGCGTCGATCGAGAACCACAAGTTCGAGACCGTCAATGCCTGGGCCTACCATCTCGGCCCGACCGTCCCGGACGTCGACCCGTCGCTGGTGCTGCGCGATGTCCTGAGCAGCGCACGTGGCGGTGCGAACTTCCCGGCGACGTCGCTCGACGGCTGGGCCGACTGGTCAGACTACTGCTGCGCCAACAATCTGCTCGTCTCGCCGGCGATGACGGAACAGGCTGCAGCCAGCCAGATCGTTGACCAGCTGACCAAGCTCACGAACTCGGCCGTCGTCTGGTCGGGGGCCCGGCTGAAGATCATCCCGTACGGAGATTCGAGCGCGGCGGCGAACGGTCGAACTTTTACACCGGACACCACGCCGATCTACGATCTCGACGACACCTGCTGGACGCCTTCTGCAAGTGGCGGCGAGGGCTCGCCCTTGAGCTACGAGGTGAAGCTGCAGGCCGACCGGTTCAATCACTTCCGGGTGGAGTACCTTGATCGCTCCCAGCAGTACGCGGTGGCGATCGCCGAGGCTCGCGACCTCACGGACATAAGCGTCAATGGCCTCGTGTCGGCCGACATCGTTCAAGCCCACTGGATATGCGATGGTGGGACAGCGAAGCACGTGGCGCAGCTGCTGCTGCAGCGCAGCCTCTATGTCCTGACGACGTACAAGGCGCCGCTGCCCTGGCACTTCGCTCTGCTCGAGGGGATGGATCTCGTAACCATCACGGACGCCGAGCTGGAGATGGACCATGTGCCAGTACGGATCACGGCCGTGACCGAGAACGAGGAAGGCGATCTGACGATCGAAGCAGAGGACTACCCGCCTGGCGTCGCCTCGGCGACCCTGTACCCGCACCAACTTCCGCTCGGTTACCAGCACGACTACAACGTCGCGCCCGGGACGGCATTGGCGCCGATCATTTTCGAGGCGCCGGCTGCCAAGACGAACACGGGCATTGCCTTGCGCGTCGCGGTCAATTCGAGTGGGAACCCTTCTTGGGGAGGCGCTCAAGTTTGGATCAGCCTCGACGGCTCGAACTACCGGATGGCCGATATCGTGTACGGAGCGGCGAGGTCGGGCACCGTTGCAACTGCCGCTACCGGCTC